GCAAAATTGACCGCACTTTTAACAGAAAACAAGCCTATGTTTAATCACTTACATTTTGCTAACCGCACGACACTTTATCTTGCACAAGGCGAATTTAACGAAACACGCACCTATTTAGATTGCGCCATTCGTAGTGACGACTCGGCTAGTAAAGAACGCGTGATTGAAGCCTTAAAAAATGGCTATCGCGTGCAATCAATCAAACTGTTCAGCTGGAATGAAGAAGGTAAAGATGACATAAGTTTTACACTGACATCTAGCTTAAAAATCAACAAAATCAAGTTTTCTGGTTTTGAGAGAATGAAAAGCACCGTCAGCACCAATAGTTTCGGCAAACACGCAGCAGAATTTGAAGCCTATATAGCCCGTCAGTTTGCGGCATTGGACAAGATTGTGAAAGGCATTTTGCTTGGTTTTGTTGAAGGCACAAAACTCGAAGAAAACATTTAAAACCCATTTACAGCCCATTTAAACCACGTTTGAGTGGGCTGAATAATGTGTTTTAAAAAGGAATAAATAATGCATAAAACTAAACCAAAGCTGATCCAGCTAATTCATATAGCCAAGCAAAAACTGGCAATGGATGAATATAGCTACCGCGCCATGCTTGAGCGCGTTACCGGGAAAACATCATGCAAAGAAATGAGCGTGGCGGAGTTAATGAAAGTGGAAGCGGAAATGGAAGCCAAAGGATTTAAGAAAACCAGCCGCCGAAATCATTCACCAAGCGGTAAAAGTGCGGTTGTAAAAAGCAACATTGCGTACAAAATTCGCGCCATTTGGATTGAAATGAGCAAACAAGGGCTTGTGCGAGACGGCTCAGAAAACGCGCTCAATGCGTTTGTGCGCGGCGTAGTGAACCCAATTTACACTAAGCGCGGGATGAATATTCAAGTGCTTAACGTGGGGGCTTTACGCGATGATATGGCCAGTTTAGTGCTTGAGCGATTGAAAAAATGGCAAGCAAGAGGTGGTCTATGAAATTATGCCGCTGTCCTGTATGCCACTCCGATATTCATTTAGATCAACTTTTAGAAGATGAAGCGGGGCGCGAAATTTTAGGGCTGCTCACCGAGTTAAAATATGGCGTAGCCCGCCCTTTGGTTTCATACATTGCACTATTTCGCCCGGATAAATCAGCGTTAAGCAACTCAAGAGCGGTTAAATTAATGCGCGAAGTGCTAGATTTATTCCCACCTTCTCAATTATTAGCCCACTGTTTGAGTGAAACGGTCAATTCAGTGCAGAAAAAACGCCGAGAAAGCCGAAATCTCGCCCCGCTTAACAATCACCGCTATTTAATGCAAGTGATGGAAACGAACCGACCACTCTTTTCCGGTACAGGTTCGGCTGCCGTAAATAACGCAGAACGCCAACAGGCAGAGCGCGCCAATCACGGCAATGATGATATTGAAAACACCATTTTATATATTGAGCGTTTTTATCAGCTAGGCCAGCCGGTGGAACACTTGCCAGGCTATGATGTATGGAAAAAGTGGAAAGATAAACAGCAAAAATGAACTTTTTTTAACCGCCAAAAGGCGGTTTTTTTATTTATAAATCAAGTAATTATTTTTAAGTAAAGACTTGACTTGCAAAAATAATCCGCACAACGCTTTGTAAAATCGCTATAATTTTGAACAATAGTGATCGTCCAACCAGTAGAGGTGGCTATGTTGAATGCAACCAATGAGCAAATTGAAACGTTTAATGAAAAAGCGCCTGAAATTTTGGCGGATTTAGCAAAGCATACAGAAGTAAAAATTAAAGAAAAAATCGCTGATATTGAGCCAAAACTCGCCCAGCAAATCAGCATTGAAGTGGCAAATCATATCGCGCAATGCTGGGGCGGTGAGGTGATTTATATTCCACGCAACCTTGTTTTATTGCTAAACGAGCGTGACCGGAAGATTTATCAAGAATTCAACGGCACAAATCACCGTGAACTCGCGCGAAAATACAACGTGTCAATGCAGTGGATTTATCAGATAGTGAAAAAAATCACAAAAGAAGAAATCGCAAGACGCCAGTTTGATATGTTTGGCAATGCGTAACCGCTAAAAGCGAGAAAAAAACGTCTGAAAGGGCGTTTTTTTGTATAATATCTCCGATATTAGACGGAGGATATTATGAGTCATATATTTTTTGAAAGTTCAAAATCATATAAACCAGATAGCTCAGAGATAAAACAAATAAAAACTAATGATTACGATGAACTTCAAAAATTGGCTACATCTTATAAGGGTGATAATTGGGCATTATGTCTTGCATGTTTGTTTAAGGCAAAACCATTTTTATATACGAAAGGTAGCGCTCCTCTTCTGCAACAAATGACCAGATTGCCAATTTTTCTTCAACAGGCCGGGCTATTTGAAGAATCTAAGTATGAACTTCAAGAACTATTTGATAATGTTGATAGCCATATTGAAAAGTGCGTCGAATCAATAGGAAAGAATGAAGAATTATACAAAAAATATCTTAAAGCATTGTACCTAAACCATCTGTTTGATAAGGCTAGATTGATTTATAAGAGAGAAGGATTGAATAATCTATCTATTCAATTTAAATCTATTGCCTCCTCATATTTCGAGGAAAGCAAGGTTTTAGCGCTAGAGCTTGATAAGTTGAGAAAACTAGAATTAGCAGAGTTTAGACGAGAGTGTGAAGAGTTGGATAAGCTATATCCTAATGCTTATGAGGCAGCAGATTTGGTTATAGAACAATCTAAATACGCAAAGAAAGTTAAACTGCGGGGAGACGTGCTTAAGGTATTTATTCTATTTTTGGTTTGTTATGTTATATACGAATTCTTTTAGCAATAACTTCTTTAAATCAATTTAAAATCAATAAAACGACATCCGTTTTAAACTCCTTTTTAGTCTTACAAAAGGAGTTTTTTTATGTCTTTATCCTTACCTATCACAAAAATTGTGATCCATTGCTCCGCTACTCGTAACGGCAAGCAACTCAGAACAGTTAATCAAACCGCCGCTCAACGTATTAATGACTGGCACTCACAACGCGGCTTTAAACGCGACCCAATTTTAGCCAAAAAATTCAACCCGCACCTGCCTAATATTGGCTATCACTTTGTCATTGACACCGATGGCACGGTTGAAACAGGCCGAATGGTTGGCGAAATTGGTGCGCACGTGAAAGGTCACAATCAACACTCGCTAGGCATTTGCCTTGTTGGCGGTATTGATGCAAGCGGTAAAAACTACGGCGAATACACCGAAAAACAATGGCTCGCTCTGCACAAATTGTTGCAAAAACTAGAGAGCGAACACCCCAGTGCACGCATTTGTGGACATCGTGATTTGAGTCCAGACGTTAATGGTGACGGCACAATCACCCCGAATGAGTGGATTAAAGACTGCCCGTGTTTCGATGTGTGGACGTGGTTGGATTCGGACGAAGTTATCAATTTCAATCATCTATATTTGGGGGGCAAATGAGCGCACCAACCTATTCAGCAAAGTCTAAAAAATCATTTTCACGCGGCTGGAAATCAAGCAATAACGCGCAACGCAACCGAGTTGTAAATAAAGGCATGACCGCCGCCACCGTTTTTTATGCACGTTGGAGACCATGATGGAACGAGAAGTACGTGGCATCACACTGTTTTCAGTGTTATGGGAGATCATGATTTTTGGCGGCTTTATATCTGCCAATGAGCTTGCAATAAAGAACCTTGTTCAAGCCTATGAGTGGTTGTTTTACTTTTTTACAGCGATTTCGTTGTTGGCACTTTTATGTGGTACTTCTTCTCTATACCAATATACAAGAGCCAAGTTTTATTGGGAAATAGTAACCAATACGCTGCTGGGCTTAATGTTGGCCTATTACGGTTATTTTTTCTGCGCGAGCGTACTGACATTATGGGGGTATGTTTCTGCGCAACAAGATTATTTCAATAAGGGAAAAGAAAATGGGAATGAAAGAACTGATCACCAACAATGATGGACGATTATCAACAACAGCGTTCATCCAGTTTTTTGGTGCGCTCTTAATGGCCGGCGTGCTGGTTTATACCGTATGGTTGGATCGTAGTTATGTGGGCGAATTGTTTACGACATTTGCTATTTTTTGTGGCGGCGGTGCGGCAACGAAAGGCTTCGCCAACGCAATGCAAAGCCGCAATGGGCAAGGAGGTAACGGTGATTAATCTTTATATTGTAGGGGCGGCTTTCGCCGTTTTGGCTGGCGTTTTTATCCATGGTCGCGTGCAAGCGGCAAAAATTCGCAAGCAACAAGAAGAGATCGAATTCGTAAAACGTGAAGCGGCAGCAGTCGCACAGGAGTTAGAAAATGCAAACACTGCAAAAAACATTACTGAAACTAACCGCACTTTGTCTAGCAAGTCTGTTGATGAGCAGCTGCAGTCAAAAGGTTATTTCCGTGAAGACTAGCGGATGTTCAGCATTCGGCCTTATTTATCCAAGCCGTAAAGATACAGAAGAAACCAAGCGGCAGGTGCTTAATCATAACTTGACTTATGAAAAAATCTGCCAAAAAAAGGAACCTAAATAATGCTAGAAACACTGGAATTTATCCAACGCCATTGGGCAATCGTTGTGGCGATTGGCGGGGCTGTGTGGACTTATTTTTGGTTGACAATGGATAGCAAATACGCCCGCAAAACCGATGTGTCAGACTTGCGCAAGGCGATTGAAAACAACGAAAAAAGCCTATCGGAAGTCAAAGGCGAATTAAGACATCTGCCGACGTCAAAAGAAGTGGCTGATTTGCGTTTATTAATGACGGAAATGAAAGGCAAAACCGACGTATTAAATACCAACATTGGCAGCCTTAACCATCAAGTGAAGTTGTTAATTGAAAAAGAGGTAAATAAAGAATGATGCGCCAAGATATTTTCACAAAAGACCAGCGGTTGGTTATTCTGCGCTCGCTTGAAGAGTGTGGTTATGATGCCAATGAAAGCATTTTAAATGATTGCTTAGATATGTATGGCCACGATATTAGCCGAGACTTAGTGCGAAACCACCTGTTATGGCTTGAAGAGCAAGGCTTGATTACGCTGGCACGTTTAAACAACAACGGCAAAGATTTCTTCGTGGCTACTATCACACAGCGTGGGTTGGATGTGGCACAAGGTCGCGCTTTCGTGGACGGCGTAAAAAAGCCAAGTCCAAAGATTTAAACCCAATTTAAAGGAGGTTTAAATGACCGATAAAAATACACGCGGCCGCGCAAGCAAAGTGGACTTACTTCCACCTAATATCAAAACCCAACTGGCAATGATGTTGCGGGACAAACACCTTTCACAAGCGCAAATCCTGGAAGAAATCAACGACCTGATCCGTGATTGCGGGTTAGATGACAGCTATCAATTAAGCCGCACAGGCCTTAACCGTTACGCCAGCCGCATGGAACAAATGGCAAGCAAAATTCGCAACGCGCGTGAAGTCGCTGAGATTTGGACGAAGCAATTCGGCGAGGCACCACAAAGCGATATTGGCAAACTGCTCATGGAAATCGTGAAGAATCTTGCCTTTGAAACCTCTATCGGCATGAGCGAAAACGGCAAGGCGGAACCGAAGGATTTGGCGTTGTTATCCTCCGCGATTCAGCGGTTGGAACAGGCGGAAAGTCTATCCCATAAACGTGAACAGGCAATTCGCAAAGAAATGGCGCAATTAGCGGCGGAAACCGCTGAAAAAGTCGTGGTGCAGGCAGGATTGTCAGCTGATACGGTGCGCACAATTAAAGAACAGATTTTAGGTATTGCATAATGGCATTATTAAATAACAGACCATTAAACGAATTAGCCCCTGAATGTCAGTCATTCCTTGACTGCATTCATGCGTTTAATCCGATGGAACTGTTGTTGGGCTATCAAAAACGCTGGATTGCAGATGATAGTCAACTCAAGATAGCCGAGAAAACCCGTCGTTGCGGTTTAACATGGGCAGAAGCGGCAGATAATGCCCTGATTGCCAGTACCCGAAAATCAGACGGTGGCTCTGATGTGTTCTACATCGGCTCAAACAAGGAAATGGCGCGTGAATATATCGACGCTGTTGCTATGTGGGCGAAGGCTTTTAACTACGCCGCCGGAGAAATTCAAGAAGAAGTCTTTGAAGATGAAGATAAAGACATTCTAACCTACGTCATTTATTTCGCTTCAGGTTTTAAAGTTAAGGCGCTCTCATCGAACCCTAAAAACTTGCGTGGTATGCAAGGTATCGTTGTGATTGATGAAGCTGCATTCCACGAATACCTCGCCGAGGTGCTTAAAGCTGCATTAGCGTTGACGATGTGGGGTGCAAAAGTGCGGGTGATCTCAACGCATAATGGCGCGGACAATCTATTCAATGAGCTGATTCTTGATAGCCGTGCCGGTCGAAAACGCTATTCCGTTCACACCATCACAATCGAAGATGCTTGCCACGATGGTTTATATCAACGTATTTGTCAGGTCACCAAACAAGAATGGTCAGCTGAAAAAGAACAGGAATGGATTGATAACCTATTAAAAGATACGGCAAGCGAAGAAGACGCGCTGGAAGAATATTTCTGCGTGCCGAAAAACGGTTCAGGCTTGTGGCTTTCCCGTGCCTTGATTGAGCGTCAAATGAGCGAGAAAACGCCGGTAGTGCGTTTTGAAGCCAAAGACGGTTTCAGTCTAGTGCCGGAACCGACACGCTATAAAGAAATGGAAGATTGGAGCGAAAAAACGTTAGCTCCAATTTTGCAAGGCTTATCGCCGAATTTATTGCACTTCTTCGGCGAAGACTTTGCCCGTAGCGGCGACATGACTTCTTTTGTCATTTTAGCCCAACAGCAGAACCTAACCAAGCAAGTGCAGTTCATCGTTGAACTGGGCAATATGCCTTATAAACAACAGGAACAAATCGTGCTGTTTATTTTAAAACGGCTTCCCCGCTTTTCCGGTGCGGCATTTGACGCACGCGGCAATGGTGGCTATTTGGCGGAATCAGCTCGTGACGCTTTTGGTTCATTGGTTGATTGTGTTCAGTTATCGGAAAAATGGTATCGCGAACACACCGCACCGTTTAAAGCGGCATTGGAAGACGGTGAACTGGAAGCTATTCCGAAAGACGCCGATATTCTCGCTGACTTACGATCATTCCAAGTCGTAAAAGGCGTGCCTCGCATACCGGATAAACGGGTGAAAAGTACCGATGGTAAAACCAAACGGCACGGTGATACGGCGATTGCACTGCTGTTAGCGCATTATGCAAGCCGTCAGTTGATTCAATTACCGGTAAAAGCCCACAGCCGCAAACCAAGAGCCAGCCGGGCATTAACGAAAGGATATAACTAATGACAACCCAAAAACAAGATTTAGTCACCGTCATCGCCACCCGCGCCAAAGCTATC